TCTTTGTTTATGTGTCATGTCGCAAGCAGTGTGTTACTCCAAAACAAGAACGTATTATACATCACGCTTGAGATGGCTGAGGAGAAAATTGCTGAAAGAATTGATGCTAATCTTTTAAATGTTCCTATACAAGATATAACTGAATTACCAAAACCTATGTTTGATAATAAAGTAATATCTCTATCTAAGAAGACACAGGGAACTTTGATTATCAAAGAATACCCTACAGCATCAGCACATAGTGGTCACTTCAAAGCATTACTCAATGAATTATCATTGAAGAAATCTTTCAAACCTGATATAATATTCATAGATTACTTAAACATATGTGCATCTTCACGTTACAGAGCAGGTAGCAATGTTAATTCTTACTCGTATATCAAAGCGATTGCGGAGGAACTTCGAGGTCTCGCTGTCGAAGCGAATGTTCCGATTGTATCCGCAACTCAAACTACTCGCAGTGGTTTTGCTAGTTCTGATGTTGACCTTACCGATACCTCTGAATCATTTGGTCTTCCTGCAACTGCTGATCTTATGTTCGCTCTTATATCTACTGAAGAACTCGAAGGATTAAATCAACTGATGGTTAAACAGTTGAAGAACAGATACAATGATCCGACTATATTCAAAAGATTTGTTATTGGGATTGATCGTGCGAAGATGAGATTATATGACTGTGAGCAAAAGGCACAAGAAGATATACTTGACAATGGACAGGAAGAGGAGTATAATAAAGACGAAAAAGTTTCGAAGAAAACTTTTGCCGAATTCAAGTTTTAATTATGTCCGGAGATTACGAAACACACAAAAATCAACAACTTCATGTAAGTTATGCAGGAAACAAAGTTGACTTGGATAAGTACGCTTTATTCGTGGATGGTGTCACATCCAATCCCAGTAAAGATTATCAATCTTTCCTTGAAAGTCTTAGTACCCTTGACGGAGAAGGTTCCAATATTCACAGGCTTCTTACTGCTGCTGTTGGCATTAGTGCTGAAGGTGGTGAATTCATGGAGATTGTTAAGAAGATGGTTTTTCAGGGTAAGCCTTGGAATCATGATAATCGGGAGCATCTCATTATTGAGTTGGGAGATGTTATGTGGTACGTGATGCAAGCATGTGCAGCATTGAATGTAACACTTGATGAAGTCATTGAAGGTAATGTTGAGAAGTTAAAGAAGAGATATCCTGGTGGTGACTTTGACGTACATTATTCCGAGAACAGGGCAGTTGACGATCGGTAGATGATTGTTACAATGAGGAAAAGACATGAGTGGAATGGACTGGGATAAAGAAGTAAAATTAGAAAAATGTGAAGACATGATTACTGTTTACGAAAAACACATAGAAGAACTTGAAAAAGAAAACAAAGAATTGAAAACTCAGGTTGCTTTTTTGAAGGAACAGTTGTATTATAAGAGTTACGGTTTACCAAAAGATGACACTAAATAGAACAGATTTTTCAATTCTATGAGAGAACAATTAATTAAAGCACTACTCGCACACGCACAAGGTGACATTGCGAAACATAAGGCAAACGTAGAAGTATATCTTAGCAATCCTGTGGGTATTGGTGAACACTCAAATATTGTTGAAGCAATCGAACAGGAGTTAGATATGATTGCAAAGTATCAAGATCAGATAGACATAATAAATAAATACTTCAAAAAGTAGAAGTAAAGTGGCACAGATAAAAGGAAAATCTTTAAATGATTTAATTAAAGGTAATCGTTTTAGTGAGAATCCATTGAAACCAGATGATAAGATTAATGGTAGTAGTGCACTGAGAAAGGTATTAGATCAAGAAATTATAAAAACAAAAATTGGTGATAAAGTTGCTTTGTCACGTAGCACTATGGATAAGGTTGAATATGTTGACTACTATGAAGCAGATGAAGAAAATCTTAAAAAGAAAATACAAGAAATAATTGATGACCTTGAAAAGATATTTGGTAAATATGATGATCAAGTAAATAAAAAAGAAAATTCAAGAGTTGTACGTGTTGGTGAAAAAAAATCAGGAGCATCAAAAGGTGTCGTTAACTTCAGAGTTAGAAGAGAATCATCAGAGGGAAGAAAACAAACTCCAACTAAAGTTCAAGAGAAAGGAACAACAGACGTATTTAATATGGTTTTACATGAAAATAAAAGATATGATAGTAAACAAGATATGTACAAAGATTCTAAATTGATGAAAAAATTGAGAAAAACTTTTAGTGAAAGAGGAAATCATGTAGATAAAATAGATGATTGGATAAACACTTATTTTTCTCAACAAGATATTTTCTTTCAAATGAAAAAATATCAACCCTCTAATTGGAGTCCATTTGAATATCACGGTCAGGATTTTGTTAAATTTTGGTCAGATTTTATTAAGAAAACTAAAACTCAAAGTGGTCAACCAGTTGGTAATTACACAACTTGGAATCCCTCTGATATATGGGCAGTATACGATAAAAAGAAAGTGAACGATGAGATAGATGAAAACTTTAAGAAAGATCAAGGTGATCCAAAACTTTCTAAAGTTAATAATTTTCTGATAAGTTTAATGAGTGAAGCAAAACTTGTAGGAATATCTCTCAAAAAAATTGATGATCCTAAAGGAGGACATATAGAGTTAATGAATATAGATATTAAATCTATGAGATTAGCAAAAGTTATAGAACTTAAGGCATCAGAGATAGATTTACAACTTGATAATATTGTTAACGGTGAGAAAGTCACCACTTATATTAAATTTGCTAAAACTCATACAATGAATATAAATTTAAACGATAAAAAGAAACCAGGCAATCTTTCTTTTAACACTCAAATATCAGGATCTGCTGCACAAGGTGGACAAGCACCTGTTAAATTAGTTGAAAATCTTTTAAATAAAAATAATCAAAAAAATAAATTTGTTAATGATTGGAATAATTATCCAATTGATGCTGATAGTTTTTGGGATCAAGAAAAGATGTGGAAGCATAAGTATGAAATCTTAAAATCAAAAGGCAATTCATCTTGGCCAAAATGGGAGGGAAAAACAGGTTTTTATAATTATATTACTAATTTTTACAAAATTAAAAAACCTCAACTTGCTATAACAAAGTTAATGCAAGTAACTTTTTTTTATGATGCATATAAAAATTATCCAAAGAAACAAGATTTTGCAGACTTTTGTATAAATCTCTTACATCTTGGAATGAAAGTCGGTGATAGATTCGCACCACACGCAAAAATATCTTAACATGGCAACGAACGCTGTAGAAACTGCTCAACAAGAAAATGGATCTAGATATTTTATAGAGTCTGTTATAGAAAGGGGAAGGGAACCTTTAGCTAATGAAATGTTTAAAATATATGAGGGTTATAATAATGAGTGGAAAGAAACCTATAGAAAACAGGTCGCTGCTGTAAAAAGTTATATAGGATCACAAAAAGGATATGAATACTCCAGAGACAAAGGGATAATGCCTTTCATTGAAAAAATAGTAAAATTAGATTGTGGTGTATCAGTTAAGGACAGATGGGATCCTATGGATATAGTCATGGTAAAGAAAAGTATGAAAAAAACAGTAGAGGGAACGATTCGTGAATTAACAAATATGGAGGGAATGACTAAAGAATCAAACCTTCTTATATTGAATGCTTATATGAGAGAGGCATTAAGAGATAAAATTTTAATAGGAATTTCTTTAAAGGCGATTAAATTGAATAAGTTAAAGGCAAACGTAGAATTAGCGAATATGAGAGATGACAAATCTTCTCGTGTAACTATTATGCCTGTTGATGGATCTGTCAAATGCACTTTGACATTAGGCAAAAAAGCAAACTACTTGTTTGATACTGGAGAATTAGGGTTTGATTTAAAGACAGAATCTGGTGCAGAGATACATGGACAAACACGTAGTTTTCAATATTCAAAAGCAAGAAATGTAAGTCAGACAGATCTTACTCCAAAAGGTAGAGATGCAGGTGCTAAACTTGGAAAGGTTTCTAGTGTTGCACTTGATGAATTTTTACAATCAAATAATTTGGAGAGACCTCCTTCTGCTTCCAGACATCCTCACATACCTGAAGTTGGTAAGTGGAACGAGACTGATAAAAAATATTGGATAGATTTATATAATAAATTGAAGGATTCTAGTTACAAAATAGACTTTGGTGATATATCTGTTTATGAAAACAATGTAACGATTGGGAATACATTTGAACAAATATTAGATAAATCTATTGAGTATGAAAAAGAAAACATGAATAGAAGTTCTGCTGGAAGATTTTCTTCTAAATTAATTTCTATGGAATGGGCACATATATGGTCAGAATTGTCATCAAAGGGTAAACTAAAAGAGTGGTGTACAGTTCTTTACTATGGTGCTAAGAAAGAATTTTCACCCAAAAACGGTCCTTTTCTAAAAATTTACTAAAATGAAAATGAACATCGATGAACTGATTCAATCCTTCGAATCAAAGTCAGTAAACAGAAAAGAACGATTCAATGATTTCCTATATCATGCATATCAATCATTCGAAAGATTGATCAAAAATAAAAAACTTAAAAGGAAATCAGATAAATATATACAAATGCGACAAAAACTTATAAATTATCTCATTGCGAACGAGCGAACAGTAACAATGAAACTTTGCAGATGAAAACCTTTTTTCAATTTATATCTGAATCTCAAGCAGTCCAACAAGCTACCCGTATGGGTTTGAAGAGTGATGGACATGGAGGATGGTACGATAATAAGGGAGAGTTTATCGCAAAGACAGAAAGAGGGCAACTTAAATTTTTTAATAAGAGACAGAAGATACAACAACAAGACCCACCACAATCAGATAAAGAAAAGAAATTATCAGGAACAGCACCTGCTGCATCAACACAAGAACCAACTATAAAGTTAGAACCACCAAAGGTAGAAAAGACAAAAGGTGTATTGACAGTTGCGTTTGGTAGATTCAATCCACCAACTACAGGTCATCAGAAATTATTAGATACAGTTGCATCTTCTTCCGATGAAGATGATTATATCATCGTGCCATCAAGGTCAAATGATCCAAAGAAGAATCCTTTAGATACAAAGACAAAAGTGTCTGTGATGAAAAAGATGTTTCCAAAGCACAGTGGTAAGATAGTTGATGATGAAAACAATCGTACAATATTTGATGTATTAAAAAAAGCACATACTGATGGTTATGCAGGAGTAAGAATTGTAGGTGGTAGTGATCGTGTATCAGAATTTGAGAAACTTACGAACAACTATAACAAGAAACTCTATGATTTTGATAGTATCGAAATAACATCAGCAGGTGATCGTGATCCAGATTCTGATAGTGTTGAAGGAATGTCAGCATCAAAACAGAGAAAGGCAGCAGCGGAGGGAGACTTCGAATCATTTATGAAAGGTGTACCATCATCAATGAAAGAGAAAGAAGCAAAAAATTTATTTAATATGATTCGCAAAGGTATGAATGTAAAAGAGGGTTGGAATCTTTGGGAGATTGCACCAAAGTTTGATTGGAAGAATCTTCGTGAGAATTATATTACAGAAAAAATATTCAATGTAGGACAGGTGGTAGAGAATTTAAATAGTGGTTTAATTGGTAGAATTATAAGAAGAGGAACAAACTATTTAATCTGTGTAACAGAAGATAATTTAATGTTTAAATCTTGGATAAAAGATGTATCAGAGGCAGTTGTAAATGGCACTCAAAAATCAGGTGTGCCAGCAGATCAAAGATTAGTTGGCACTGATTCACTACGCAAATATACTGAGACAATGGTGCCCGGAAATAGTTACGGAAAACAATTCATAAATAAATATAGAAAAAAGTAGAATTCAGATTTTCAAATGAGTAACAATATAGTTGAAGCGACTCCTGCTGCTGCTCCCCAACCATCAGGTGGTGCTGTTGATAAAATCAGAAAGCAAGCAAGACAGTTAGCGTATGACGTACGTTATAAAGTTAAGTCTAAATTTAAAGAAGGACAGAAAGCTGATCCTGCATCTTTGAAGAGTGCTTATATGAAGCAACTTAATTCATCACCTGCACCAGGTCCTGTGAAGCAAATGGCAAAGAAAATGCTTATTGGTGAGGAGTATGATTTTGTAGATGTAGATAAAGATATTTCCAAGTTAGTAGGTAGAATATTCTCGGAGCATCATCAGAAAGATAAGGATGGAAATACAATACCTCATGAAGATGAATTGACCGAAGAGGAATCAAAAGGAAAGTATAAGGTAAGAGTTACTGATAAGAAAACTGGTAAGTCATATGTTCGTATGGCAGACCGTGCAAAGATTGCTGAGTTAAGAAAGAATCCAAACATCTCGTCAGTTGAGATGACAGGATACGGAACTCCATATGAAGGAGAAAAGAAAAAGGGAGAGCAAACTTCAAAGGTTAAGTCTGGTAAAGGATTAGACCCAGTAGGTAAGGAAGATGGTGATGTCAATAACGATGGTAAAAAAGATAAGACAGATTCTTATCTTATGAATCGTCGTAAGGCAATTGGTAAGGCAATGGCAAAGGAAGAATTTATTGGTGAAGTTGCAGATACTAAACCAGAACAGAAAGAGAAAAAAATGGATGTAATGAAGGGCAAGAACAAGATTGAAGTGAACCCTAAATTAGGTGAAGGTATGGAGATGAAAAAAGATAAGAAAGAAGATGAAGGAGTTGATATGAAGGATTTGAAAACAGAAGATCCAAGATCAATACCTACTATGGTTAACTTGGTGAAGAATAAGATGAGAGCAAAGGGATTGAATATGTCTCATCAACCAAAGGGTAAGATGGTTGATGAAGGAATAGAGGATATTCTTGCACGTTTAGAAAAGAAACGTATTAGTAAGGGTGGAGATCCTGATGCATCACCTTTAGGTAAGAAGACTGGTAGAGCAATGAAAGCGAAACAGGATGAAGTGAGAAAGAAGGCAGGTATTAAAACTGAAGACATCAATCCATTTGTACAATCATCACTTGAAGCACTTAGTTCAATAGTAAAAAAAAAGTCTAACTTAGGCGAAGAAGGGTATGATATCGCAAGAGACCAAGGAAGAGTGCCAAAAACTAAGGATAAGAAAGATGCAACTTCATATCCTGTAAGTAAAGAAGTTAGAAATATGAAGGGTGATACTCCTATGCAG